AAGTTGTAAACCGACCTTATGTCACTAAGTTGTTACACCAGTAGCCATAGTCTTAAGTACGATATCACTCACTATATTAACCTGTCCCAAAGTTGCAGAGGCAGAAATAGATTCATATACAACACAAACAAGTCCTTGAACTGACCGATCAATTGTATCTGCAGAATAAGCTATGTTTGTGTTCTGGTCAAAGAATTTTCTACGTCTCGTCAACGGTACATTATAAGTGAAGTTTTCCCAAGCATTCCAGCTTTTGGCTGATCTACTTGTCTTCACTGCTGCGATCACTGTAGCTGAAGCTGCGGCAATTAAATTGTTAATAACCTCAGGATTAGAAAAATAGGCCACAGTAATTCTAGATCCAGCATCTGCAACACCAGGTGCGGTTGCAGATAACCATTTGATTTGTAGCTTACGATAATAGTATTCCTGATAGTTACTCACAATTGGCTGCACATTAAGGGCAGCACTAAATAATTGGACAGGCGCAACTCCTGAGTTAGTGTTGGAAAGATCAATAGGCATAAGAGTTGCTCCAACATTAACTAGTGTAGTAGCTTGACCAGGGTACCAATGGGATGTGATGACTGTACCATCAAAATTAGTAAGTGGTGCTCGTATTTTAGGTTTAGGCCGAGCTAGTGGATTCATCTTTTGTGAAGAATTCTTACTCGGTTTACTAGAAGATCGTTTTGTCATTTTAATAAATAATAGATCGCTGTGATACGTTGGCGCATATCGTCCCCCCAGGTTAGAAGCTTAAGTTCGTTTTCTATAGCAACCTGTTCATCTGGACTAATGCCTGTAGACAACCAAAAGGAATACCTACCGGTAGCATCTGGCTCGGAATGACGACTTTTAGCGTTATGGCTCATACGCCAATACCACTTATAATCAGTATCATTCTTAGCCTGATAGTTACCTGTGACACCGATAGTTTTGAGCTGTTTATAAAACACGCCCAGTACTGGTACATCAGAGGCAATTGACTCACCGCAGTTTCCCACGTCGTAGAGCCAATGCCTAAACTCATCGGTGCGCCACCCTAGATTGATACAAGACATGTCTTTAGCCAAACAGGTTTTAACATTGCGCATCATTCTCCAAATACCATTGGATAGTATGGGCTTAGTTTGGCAAAACTCTATCTTTTCAAAATCAAAAACCGGTGGCTCTGAGACGATTTTAAACCCAAAATCTTCAAAATACCTGTGTAAATCGTCCAGTTTCCGTAGGTGTTTCCTATCCAGAAACAATAGGCAGTCGTCACCATTATTCGCAAGCTGCATAGGTATCCCGCTATAATCCATAAAGCTCTTGCACATGAGAGTCATCAAAATCTTGTTGCCAAGACTTGTA